CGAAAATTTCAGGTAATGCAATTTTATGCCGCGCCCGGAAACCATTGATATTATTAGGTTTTTCGGATTTCACTTTTGTTCTCGTGATGGCTCAAAAGGTCACTTTTTGAAAGTTTGTTAGTCAAACGTTAGTCAAATTTCTATTGGTTTGATTGCTCCTGGTCGCCTGCATCCTCTATAAATTCAACTATATCTTTTATCTCACATTTCAAAATTCTGCAAAGTTTTTCAGCCGTTAACATGGTAATATTGGCGTTGTTTTTCAAGTTGTGGATTGTCTTCTTGTCAATCCCTTTCTTGATAAGCTGATATGTCGTAATATCCTTTTTCTGCATCGTTTCCCATAACGGCCTATAACTAATCATCTTTACACCTCTCTTGCACTTACTATACTTTGCAACAGAGGGCTTGAATATACTGATTATATTCAGTATAATAAGCCTTATTATTTCCATTATTTACCAGCGTCATCACTGTACCAGAGTAGTATGATAAAGTTATAAGGAGAGGGGGGATTGAGATGAAGAAATGGAGCCGATTTAAGCTTGATATCCTGTATTACTTATCCGCTATCGACCTTGCGATAACTGGCTTTGCCTTTACTATCAGGTATGTCGTAAAGCATCGGAGAATACCCAGAAAAGCATCAAAGTCTAGCAGAGAGGAAATATTAGAAGAAATTAGGAGAATTGCTGAAGAAATTAAAACGGAAAACGGAAAAACCCCGGTTGAGGGCCCGGGGTCAAAGGAAAAGTAGGATGAAAATGGTCTTCCTTACCTTTATATTTTACGCTGGATTTCAATTTTTGTAAAGATTTTATTAAATAATTCTTACAAAAACTAAACAAATTGCTCAAAAAACATTATAAATGTGTTATTTTTGTTATTAGGGGCGAGGCCAATGGAGAGCGTGTCTCCCGGCGTCGCCCTTTTTGATTATAGCGCGGCATATTTTGCCATTTCTCATGCCGTCCATTTTGGACGGTATGAACAGGCCTGCTGAATTTTGAGGAGACCCCAATTACCACATTATCATTGATTTAGTTAATTTCCCATATCTCCAGACCGCCAAACCCTCCGGCCCGCTCGTGCCAGCATGCCCCTTCCAACGGACCTCCCACGGTGTTATCAAGGAAATACCAGTCCCCCGGCTCGTCCTGCCCTATGACGCTGCTGCCATTCCAGCGCTGCCAGCCAGTCAGCATGTAACTGTCTTTCCCGAACAGATACCAATGATGATTGATCAGCAGCCACTCATTTGCGGCGTATTTTCCGTCAGGTTTTGCATAGCAGTATTTTCCTTGACTATCCCGATTCCAGCCCTCCACGGACGACTCAGGCTCTCTCACAAGGCTCCAATCGGGTAATCCATATCCCAGGATACGGGAGTATGATTTATCATAGGACTTTGTGCATACTCCGCCGCCATTTTCGACCACGCCAGACGCTCCGGATGTATTTCCCTCAATGGTCTTAACTTTGCTGGCCGTCACCTCTGTCACTATGCCAGTGTGGTACGCTCTTGCCCCATTGGTAAAAAATATTACCGATCCAGGCTCCGGTGCCCTGCTCCAACGGCCGGCGCCTTAAACTGGCTAACTCCCGTCGGCAGAAATGGTACAATGCGCCACAGAGTAGATTTACAGCCGTCTCCAAGCCAAACGCCTGGACAAATACCTCCGAAACATACATCGCGCACCAGGGCTGCGCCTGAAGATTATACCCGGTATGCTTATAATAGTCCCTGGCAAAACAGGTGTAATTATTGCTGCCAGCGTTGGCCGTAAAGCTGTCCAGGTCTTTATTGCTCTTCTTTTCCAGATATCCGTTCCATTTCTTCGCCGTCTGAATCAATTTGTTTACTGCATTCTCCATATGCGCTCCTCTAATTGTAAAAAGGCCCGGGATTTCCTCGGGCCCTATGTACTGTTGTTGCGACGTCGCAACGCCGGCGTCACCCTGCCGGCCGGGAGATAGACGGATCACCATCCTCTCTATACCCTGCCGCCGCCCTGGCCATAATCATTGCTGTCGATCTTGTCCTTCAGCACCGCGATGTATTTCCGCAGCCACTCCGGCACCGCAGCGCCCATTCTGCCAGCGTTTTCAATGATAGACAGTAATTCGTTCAGCAAGTACCAAACGGCCACCAGAAGGCCGAAAAACGCGCTTGTCGGCATCACAATTCCAAGGCTCCCGGATACCCTGGCTATTACATAATCAACTACCATCGCCACGGCGATCACGCACAGATAACCAACTTTTTGATGATACCTTTGGCCCCTTTTTTGCTGCTCCATCCATACCTTTTGTCGTCCGGATGGTCAATAGCCTCTGTTTTGCTGGCAAGCATGCCCGTGATATAGTCTAAGACCATCATCCCCATTAAAACGCATAATACGGGGTACAGGATTCCCAGCCTGTCACTTAAAAAAGCGCCAGCCGCGGCCAATGCTCCCTGAATTGCAATTACATATTCTTTTTTCATTTTCTGTGTCTCCTTTACTCCACCGGATTCTCTTTCAGCCATTTTTCAACCTGTGGCTTCCACCACGTCTGTACCTCTTTCAGCGTCATTTCTCCTGCCCTTATTTTCAGCCCGTAAAATTTCCCCATTATGACATTCCTCCTGCTTGTTCTGCCAGACTTCCCGTAAGTGTGGCTACATCATTGATGGCCCCGTCCTGTACCTGCTGCCCCTCTTCTACTACTGCTACGCGTTCTGCAAGCCGTTCCACATCCGTTTTAGGACGCAGGCTATAAGTTGTCAGTACCTTACCGTCGGAGGCCACCACGGACGTTTCAGACACCAGCACAAGGTCGGTATAGGTTCCGACTGTCAGGCCATCTCCATTCTTGACCTGAACTTGCGCGAGATTGCCCGGAGTAAGCAGCTCCCATGTGGCCAGCATCGCCGCCCGGTCAGCGGACAACACCTGTAATGCTCCCAAGCTGGCTCCGGCTTCAAGCTCAATTTCAGCTCCATTTTTTAAAATTAGTTTGTCTTTATTCATTTTCCCTATCTTCCTTTCTTTTTTGTTAAGTTACTCGGTTAAATTGTTATTTCATACATCTATCCGACAGGATTTTCGCCCCATTCGCCCCAAGTTCCGGATCGCTTTTTTCGTGCAGTCATGGCGGCAACACCGCCTCCATGCTGCAATCTCAACTGTACTCCATATCCACTAGCAGTCTCGTATCCCAAAATCATAAAATTTTGCGTTGTGCATAAGGCTACGTAGGACATCCATCCACCAATTACGGTGTCGTATTCGCCATGATAAAGACTGTAAATCTGGTCTTCTTGGCCGGCTGTATACTGATAAAATTTAACTTTTTGATTCTCTCGCCATTTAATTGAGTATATTTGTTCATTAAATCTGTCAATCTCTGGTCAATTATTGGTCCCAGCGCACCGCTCAATACAGTCCCTACTTCCGTTGCAAGCAGATTGTTTACTATATTACTTTTAGCAATAAGCTCATTTATTACTTTATTGGCCACCGCATCAATCAAAGCCTGTGTGGTGCTTTCCCCCAGGGCGTCAATCACAAGTCCATAGGTATCTGTCACCTTGACGCTGGCGGCTGTACCGTCGAATCCGCCGAACCCCTCCGCTATCTGCCTGGCCTCGGCAGCACTGGCGGCCGCATTTGTTTCTGATTGTTCGGCAGCGGTCTTGGAGCTGGCAGCCGCTGCCTGGGAACCGGCTGCCTGAGTGGCTGAGGTTGCCGCTGCTGCTGCTTTTTCTGTCGCCGTGGCAATTGCTGTCTGAATGCTATCAACGGCTGCTTGTGCATTGTGGGAGGCACTGGCCGAATCTTCAGCCGCCTGGTTCACGTTCTGTACCGTATCGTTGACAGTCCCCTGTATTTTTTCAAAGGCTGCCACGTTGGCCGCCCGGACGTCTTTTCCGCGTACCGCCGATTTCCAACTCTCTATTTCTTGACTTAAGTCAATGTTCTCAATTGCCATGCTTACCCCTCCTTATCAACGCATCCCTGGGCGTAAGACATCAAGGCTGTTGCACTGTCAATCACGTCCTGGTTAACTAAGATGCGGTCAAGACGGGCATTGTCCTTTATAATGACGCCTTCGTCGTTAATCTCCGAATATGCCATTGACAGCCTGTACCCTACCGCCGTCTGAAACAGTGTTACCGCTGTTATCTTCTTCATGTTATCAGTCCCTCCATATATTTTTTATAATATTTCGCCCCTTCAGCAGCATAATCAACGCTGTCCTGGGCCTTAAGGCGGTCCCTGCGGCAATCCAGCCGGTTCTGTTCATATCCGCGCTGTTTCGCTTTTATTTCCCAGCCGAACCGCTGGCCTGCCTGCCCGGCAACAATAAAAAATGCCGGAGTCCTATCCGATACATAAATGCCACCCGGCCCATATGCCTGAAGAAACACCTGATACTCGCATCCAGCATTGACCGTCTCGAAAAAAATGCTGTCCAACGTCACGTAACAAAGACCGTCTGCGCCGATTGTTCCGCTCCCCACGTCTCCAAACATGGGGGACGCCGTCTCATAAGCCGATAGATGGACGATTCCGTAATCTCGCGTATCAACCACTCGGCTTTTCCCACCGCTTACCTGTAGGGCGCCGCCTATATAAACATCCTCGCGAAAATCTCCGTATTCACAATTCATGTCAATACCATACGATGATGACCTTTTTCTTCCGGTATCGGACAGATATTGTTTTTCCAATCCCCACTCGCTATAAGCTGTATATTCGTCCCCTTTAATGTCAGTGTCCAAATCCTGAGAAAAGACAAGGCGATCCATGATTAATTTTGCTCCTGCCTGCTTTCCAGCATCAGGTTCTGATATCATAATAGACGCCCAGTCTCTCCCCTGCACATCCCGCGTTTTAAATACAATGCTTTGCGTATTCGTAATCAATTTAAGCCCGGCGTTATCCCATATCCCGATGAGCGTTCCTAATGCATCCAGCATCTTCAGGACGCCGTTATGGTTCGACAAGCCGCCCAGCTCTAGAGTGCCACCTCTTATTCGGTCAGCCAGCATGGTCCCGACAGTAATAAAGTCCGCTACAAGTCGTCCGTCTATCAGCCAGGCATTCCGGTACACACCATTATACCCGGCCGTTGAAAATCCGAGTCCATTTTTATTAAACCGGATCACGTTTTTGGACTGTGTTATGTCTGGTGTATCCATGATTGCTATTTCTTCCGGGTGTCCATCTGCCGCTCGGCCAATCACTATATAACCGCCCAGTCCTCCTGTGATTAACTGTGTGGCCTGTTCCACCTGCCTGTTAATCTCTCGGTTTGTG